GCCCCACGCACGGACGCCCACCCAGAAATGGTCCAGCTGGACGTCCACTCCCATGGTGAGGAGCTGCGCCTCCGCCGGCACGGTGCCCCGATGATAGGGCTGCCGCTTATTCATGACGATATCCGACCGCATGCTGTCCGCTTTGTCTTTCCATGGCTCAGCGAGCCAGCTGTTCACGAAGTTCATGAGCAGCTCCGGCGTGTCTTTCACGGTGAGAAATTTCGCCGCGATGTCCCCGAAGAGCACCCACGGCGAGTACAGAGACGACAGATGGAAGCCCACGGACCGCACGCGGCCTTTCTTTTCGTTGATCTGCCGCCATTCCCCGTGGCGGATCATGTCCATCTTGTGCCGGTCGTCGATATGTTCGTGACAGTGCGGGCATTCGTAGTATGCCGTGTACAGCGCTTCCTGCGGCGCGGCCCCTTCCGGCCACTTGATCTGCTTCATTTCGAGCTCCTGATAGGCGCCGCAGAAGGGACAGGGCACGAAATATTTGTACTGCGCGTCGGCCCGCAGCCACGCCTGCCAGATATTTCCCGTCTCGAGCGTCGGCGTGGAGACCCGCACGAGCTTCCGGTTCCAGAAAGTCTTCGTGCGTTCCGCCGCCAGCTCCATCGGACTGGCCTCGTCGCCGGTCCACTTGGGAAATTTGTCGATTTCATCAAAAAAGACGTACCGTACCGGCCGAGACGACAGATTTGCCGGAGAATTTGCACCTATGAGCGCAATATACATCTGCGGAAACTGCAGCTCCAACCGCTGGCTGTCATTTTCCAGAAATTTGACGGCGAGGGGCGGTGACAACCGGAACATCGGCTTCAATCGATTCTCTGACGTGAACTCTGCCAGCTTGTCCGTCGGATAGACGATCATCATCGGTCCGGGATCCTGATCTATGGCATATCCGATCATGTTTTGCTCTGCTGAGGTCTTGCCAACCTGTGTCCCTGCACAGAATGTAATGTCCTGAATACGTCTGTTATTGAATGCATCCATCACGCCACGAAGATATGGCGTCTTTGCTGTCTGCCATTTTCCGGGTGCGGCGGTGTCTTTCTCCGAAAGCACTCTGTATTTGTCGGCCCATTCGGATACCGTGAGCCGCTCCGGTGGGCGAAAAGAAGCCAGCGCAGCAGAAATATAGTAAGGATATGTCATTTTTTCCCGATCTCCTTTCCCGCTGCCAGTTTCTCCAATGCATCACGCACCGTATCATCTACCACCTTCCCTGCAGTTATAGCCATATCCGGATCCATTGCGTTCAATTCTGTAGTGATTCGGTGACCAAGAGCAGTAAACGATTTTTTCAGGGATGAAAAAAGACGGTTCAGGTCCTTCGTTACCTGTGCCGCCTCTATGTATTTTTTCTTCGTGACTTCCAGCCTGATCTGTTCGATGGATGCCTTAGCCTCTTTTAGCTTTGCTTCTGCATTCAGCTTCCGCTGATTCGCGCTTGTCTCACTGTTGTATTTCCAGGCAATCAGTTCTTTAATATTCCACTTTCCACGCGCGACTTTCGGAGCCCCATTGGCAGCCCATTTTCTCAGTGCTTCATCTGAAATATCAAAAAAAGCACAGGTTTCTACGGTGCTCCTGATCCACCAAGTCTCAGGTTGGGAATTTTTATTTGCCCCCTTATTTTGCGCGCGCTTAATAAGAGGTTTCGATTTCCTTTCCATACCCAACTTTCCAACCTCAAAAAATCACTTTCATCCAGACAAATTTTGGGGTCGCGGACCCGTTTTTCTTATTGTAAACCACAGTACCTTACATATAGGGGGGATCACACACCATAAGATACGGCAGACTGCTATGTTCAATGCAAGAAAAAAGCCCGCTTTCGCGAGCCAGTTTCCGGAAGAATATTGATGCCTTACCCAATTCCTTTTCTATAGTATATCACGATTTTACCGGACATACCCGGACATCGCCGGACATCTTTTCCCTGATTTTCTCGCACATTTTACAGACAATTCGCCTACGTTGTCTCTCATCGTATCCAATTCGTCCGTCTATATCTTTCCACGAGCGGCCAATCACATAACGGCTCCACAAAATTTCCCACCCGACTTCATCATCCCGAATAAGATCAATCATCTGTTTCGCCCTCTCAGTCATCTCCTCCAATTCTTTTACCGATTCCTCAAGACGCTTCCGCTCTTCTTCGAGGTTCGCAAGAATAGCATCTATCGTGATCTGATTTGATGTCTGCACGCGCTCAGTAAGAGCAAGACCTCCTACAGATTCTGCCTGGGCCGTATACTCAGTCAGATTTTCTTTCAGCCTCCGCACCCGGTCTCGTTTCTTTCGCACCATCTCCAGAAATCTTTTCACGTCATTCATCAGAAGCCCCCGGTCTCGGCAGCATATCAATCTTCCTTACAAGCACTTTGTGCCTTACACTCCGTACCTGCCGTTCTGCCGAATATAACAAGTCTTCAATATCTGTTAAATTCTCCTCCAAAGAATTAAGATCCCCCACGGACTGCGCCTGCTGCGCATCATATACCGCTTTTGAAATCTTACCGTGGATGTCTCCTGCGATCAGTGTCTTGGCCCTAAAAAGAAGAGCTACAGCTTCAGGACGTACAATGCTCTTTTCTTCCAGCTTTTCGGCCATGGTTTTTATCTTTTTACTTTCCATCGCTTTTCCCTCCACTGCGGAATACAGCTCCCGTTTGCACATCCTCCATCACCAGTTCTTCCCGCAAGCGATACCCTCCGATTCTGAGAATGAGGCGAATAGCAGCCACAACCCGAAAAGCAGCCATAGCTCTTCCATCCCGTTCTGCCTCTCGCGCTTCCTTACGGAATTTCGCAAGAACAGACGCATATGTTGGATCGGCGCTATAGAAAACATTCCTACGCATTCCATTCTTCGCCATTTTTTCCACCCTCCACCGCATTCATAAAATCCCGCGCCCGCCGAAGACGAAACGCCGCGTCCTCCAGCCAGTAAATAGCAGCGCACAGATCCGGCGTGCATTCTTTTTTCAAATTTCTCATATCTTCCGTCCTGAGATTCATACGAATATCTTCACACAAATGCAGGGCCCTTCTCGTAGACCTCTCCGCCCTGCCGGCGGCCGTGTAAATTGCGCAGAAATCATTCAATGTCATGGCTCCCTACCTCCCCTATTCGAGCTTTCCCAGATTCATCTACCGCACTTTTCACCTTGCGGGCGGATTTCTGGATTTCATCGGCAGCTCTTAGAATACAATCTGCCAGAAGGGCAGTCTGCTTCATCCAGACTTCTTCATCCTCTGCCGGAAATATAGTATGAAGACGTGAAATCATATTGGACTGAATTTCACTTGCGTTTTTCAGTCGAATGATTCCGATCGCCGCTTTCCTATTCCGTTTAACCTCCATTTTCTTTCCCTTCTTTCGCTTCAACAATTCGAATCAACCGGCCAAGATACCACTCCGCCTTCCGCAGATCCTCCGCGCCATTTTTATCTGGCCAGCGGTACGTATACTTCATAACCTGACCGGTAAGGAATGCTTCTACACCAGACAGACCGGAAATAGCAGACTCAATAGCATCAATACACTCAACCTTTCCTTTCATGTAGTGCTGCGGGTGATTCACCGGATCATTCATTTTCCCGTACCCCCTCTGCTTTCTTAAAGTCACCTGGCAAATCATCATCAGAAACCTCAAATTCCCCCAATTCAAACATACCAATAGTAAGCATTTTCAAATGAATCTCCTCAAGCCGCTCCAGTTCTTTCTCAATTATGGAAATATGAATGTCCACAATCTCTGAATCTCCAGAATGCATGTGTATTTCATCCAGTGAGTCACTAATTGACTTTTTCAGGCGGTCCAATTCCACGTCAAATTCGTGGGTATCAATAATCATTTACGATTCCTCCTATATCGGCCCTTACAGCCTCCAGCATTGCATCCTGCCCCTTTCTTTTGCTCTGAAGCGCCCAACAAACTCATGCCATTCTTTGCCATCCTTCTCATCCTCCAGTTGATTAACCCGCTGCCCAGTCATCCATCAGCAGTTCCATAAACTTTCTTGCCGCTCCTGTGTATTTTTTCTTTTTCTCCGCATCCTCTATTGCATCCACAGCGTCCTGCATATCAGCGAAATCCTTTTTCACTCTCTCAAATGCAATGGCAAAGGCTATTTCTCCTTCTTCTTTCCCGGCCTTTCCCCTCAATTCTTCCAGTTCTTTCTCCATGGCCTCCATCCGCTGCCTGTCCTCTTCCATTTTCCGTTTCGTCTCTTCCGGGATTTCATGGACAACAGCTGTCTCGATGGGCCGGTCCTTTAACTCCCGCACTTCCTGCCGCAGCTCATTGCACTGGTTTATCAGCCGCTCTGTTTCCGTCTTCGCCCGTTCCCTTTCCGCCTCTGCCTGTTTTGCTTTTCCTTCTGCAGCTTCCGCATTCCGGGCCGTTTCTGTTTTCTCCTTCTCCAGGACTTTCCTTTTTTCCTCACTCTCTTCCAACTGGGCGTTTAATGACTTCACCCGGGCTTCCAGTTCTCTTGTCGAAAGCGCCTGCGCTTCTCCGCTGTTTACCATCTCCGTGCGCATATCATCGTCCCTGACTTTCAGCAGAGCCACCATCTGGGTATAATTCAGCTCTTTGACCTTTTCTGCATCCAGTTCCGCCCCGATGAGCCGCGTCTGGCTTCCTTCCTGTCCGAACTTTCTTGCTATGGCCATCAGATTCTGAGCTGTCCGTTCGTTGTAATCCACGGATTCCCGGAGCCATGCCTGCCAGTTCCCATGCCCTATCATCGCTTTTGCCTCGCAAAGCCGACGTCCGATTTCTATGCAGCTGTTTGTGATGTAGGTACGAGCCTGCTCTTTGATGGTATTGATTTCTCCCGCAATGGCAGCAAGATTTCTTTCCTGCACCGCTGCCCGGTCAGTTTTTTCTATGGTATTCATGCCATTTCCCTCCTTACTTTTCTTTCAAAGGCTTTCAGAAATTCTCTGGCCTCTCCGGCCTGCACTTCCCGATTGTATTTTTCACGGGCCTGACGAATCTTTCCCGTCACCGGGTCCACTTCTACCGTGATATAACTTTTATCCGGCCGCTCAATCGTCCGCACGAATATCACGTCCGTCTCTCCATTCGCCACTCTCTGGATATATCCGCCTACACAGTTATGCTGGCTCTCACCTTCCTCGATGATCGTCTCCAGCGTCCCGGGCACGACGATGCGCAGCCCGGCTTTCCGGTTCTCCCATTCATATTTCTGCACCATGGCGCACCGCCGGAAGGTATATTTTGATTCCATAGCGGCATCGCGTTTCAGCTTTATCCTGGCGCTCGTCTTTCTGTGGGCAGTTCCAAGGTCTTTGGGCCACAGTATTTTCCTGTCCGTCAGATCCAGCCCCAGCTCCATACATTCCCCGATGTAATCTACATAATCTGTGATAAAACGGACATCTTTTGTCCTTGCTTTTTCATACCGGAGCCATTCCTCCGGTGTGATTTGTTTCATGACCTCCTGCATGCTTTCCGTTTTTATCCGCTGCTTTCCCCAATATTCCGGCCATATCTGGAGAATATCGTTCAACGCTGCCTTTGGCTGATATTTCTTCCACTGCATCCATGCACGCAGCATGGACTCCTCGATTCGTTCATTCCGCAGTACAGCTTTATCCGATTTCGTCAGGTGACACCGGAAAATGGCATCCACCGACTTTCCTCTCCAGTTGAAAAGCGGCCATATATCCGGATCCCCCTCGGCATATGCCATGAGGATATGTGCGAGCCCCATCTTGGTCAGCCACTCCCAGGCCCGGTATCTGGCAAACCGCTCAAATACACGGATATATATGTCTGTCCCTTTTTTGCGCATCCGTTCCAGTTTGTACCACTGGCTCCATTGAAACGGCGTGCCTTTGACCGCTGCCCGCAGGCATGCCACCGGTTCACCGATCACCGCGCCCCGATGACAGCAGTCCCCTTCAAACATCATCTGTCTGGAATGAACTCTCCCGGCGAGCTTATACCCGATCCGGCCGTCTCCTTTGATGGCCATGACCGTACCGTTCCCATAGGAAAACAGAATCGCGCTGTCTGTCCATATCCTTTCATAAGGATGCCAGGGGTCTCCATCTGGCCATCCTTTGTCCATGACGATTCCCCGGCATATGATGCTGTTTTTATCGGCAACGGATTTTTCCCACCAGTAGAAAAAGCACCTGTCCCAGATACGTGTCATATTCCGGGTCACAATATGTACTTTTCTTCCGCAGCGCGGGCAGTTGATCTCATCCCCATGTTTCCATCCGGCATATTCTTCCGGCCAGATGGCCTTAAGGTTCATCTCTTCTCCGCAATTTGTGCAGAAACCAATTTCTTTTTTTGTGTTTTTCCGGATGAACATATACTGCGGCATCAATTTATTGGCATACCGCTCAATGTCCACATCGTACTCATCAAAGCCTCCCGGAAAGTGCAGCGCCATTTCTTCTGCTGTCTTTGGCAGATCCATTCCGATATAACTTCTCATATCTTCCTCACAGCAAATCTTCTAATCTAAGCCCGGCCGCATGTTTCTTCTCTTCAATGCCGTAGTATCTTCTTACGTCTGCATATACCTCTTCATCAGAGACGATGGCCACTCCGGCAGCGGCCCTGTCTTCATACTTCTCTTTCAGATATTCCATGCAGCCTGCCAGGCTTTTTCCTTCTGCGCCTATCAGAGCCTCATCGGCCGGCCGCTTTTTCAGATGTGCCAGCAGATACTCTCCGATTTGTTTTTCATTGTTTCCGGTCTCCTGCTCTTTTTGGATTTTCCGTATCGTGTCTTCCAGCATGATGCTTTCTCCTTTCTCAAATGTTCATTCGTATCAGGGCATAGCTCTGGTAAGGGAATCCTGACGGCCCGCTGCCGTTCCATACCCGTTCCCTGTCCACCTGCCAGCCCTTTCTATCTGACGGGGCCTCTTTCCAGAAAGATGCCCGTATGATCTCCACTTTCACTTTTGGCTTTACGAGATTCGTACTCGCTACAAACCGTCTTGCAAATATCGGCGTATCGCTGTGAAAAGTTTCCAGCCCATTTTTTACGATGTAGTCTGCCAGCTTCGGCCAGTATCCCGACCCGTCCAGGTGCCTTGTATTCACCCGCGGCCACGGACAGGCTTCCGTTCCCGCAGTCTCCTGCCAGGCTTTCTCTACTGCGCCGGAATCCATTTTCGGCAAAACCATATGGAAATGGATCGCGCCTCTTTTACCTCTCCCGACGGAAAAGATATATTTCAGCTCTTTTCCCGATTTCCGGCAGAGATTCCGCAGGCGCTTGCGAAATCTGGTGATATCATCCCGGACCTTTTCCGCCGTCGGCCGTTCCCCGGGAGGATAGGTGAACGTCATCCACATATCCCCCGGATGAAAATTGCAGTGCAGCAGGTCGAAACATCTCTGCCCGGCCCTCTTGTCCTGCCACCGCTTCACCTTTTCCGCCGTCGGCTTTTCCCGTCCGCGCCTTTGGTCTTTGGTCCCCATCCGGCCGGACACATATTTTGTGATCCGAATGACCTTCCCACAAAAAACCGTCTTCTGGAAATATTTCCCTTTTCTCTTCATGGCCCGCTCCTGAAATTTCTCTCCGGCGGGTCTCTTTCCACTGCGGAATATGGATTTCTCTCCTATCCGTGTCCGGAAATGAATACTCATAGCAAGCCCGCCAAGGCACATCCGAGCCGCGAAAAATCCCATTTCACCTGTGCTATAATGAAAAGGAATGAATCAAACGCAAGCCCGCGTTCATTCATTAGCCAGCAGCTTCCCCTGCTGGCTTTTTTCTTTTGTTCCGCTGCCCACAACCCTATCCGTCAAATTGTTCCCGGATAATTTATCCCTGTATGTGCAGTGTTGAAACTTTTCCATATAGTGCCTGCATCTCAGACAATGCTTCTGGCAAACCAGCCCCTCTGCCTTTCGGCATGTCACGGAATGATGCAGTTCCTTTCCGCATATCTCACAATACCGATTCTGATAATCATCTATGATTTTTCCGCCGCACAAGGTTATGGATGTCTTCATCGCTTCCCTCCAGCCACAGCGGGCACCACATAGGGTGGGAAATCGGCACTCTTTTGAATTTCGTCCCGTTTCTTGCGCATACCCGCTCCGGCTTTCCTCCTTTCTCATAGTGCAAAAAGTATTTGCAGGTGGTACACTTCAGCGGATCCGCCTGACGCTTTTCACTGCGCAATGTTTCCTGACGGCGCGTATCCTGCTTTTCTCCTTTTTCTCTTCCACCGCCAATATCTCTTCTGCATGTTGCTTTCTCCATTTCATTACCTCCTCGCAGCCAAGATAGATTTTGATTTTCCTCTTGTACTCAGCTTCTTCTTTCCCGTGGATCTTGTTCTCGTGATCCCACCAGGACAGAGATATGACATTGTCCTCACAATCCCTCGACGGGCATCCCGCCCGATGATCTACATGGTGCAGCACCGCATATTCTCTATCCGGCAATGCCAGTCCAAGGATTTCCCTATAAGACTCCATGCAGGCGCAGTCCCTTTTGATGGCCAGAGCTTTAAGCGGGCTGTAGTAAGCCGGGTCTCTTTCCTGCATACTCCTTACTCGCTTTCTCCCGGCATATATCACGGGCTTGCAATGAGCTCCACGATATGAAGCGGCTCCGACGTTATCCAGAGAATCTTTTCTTTGGGATCCAGGTAATAGTCGTACCCCTCTTTCTTTTCCAGCACGCCGAAAATTTTCTCCGGGAACCACGCCTCTACCGCTTTATCGTCCGATCTGACCATCCGATACATGTCGTCCGGCCCTGCGCTGAAGCGATTGACCGGTTTTGCTCTCTTCATCTCCGCAAGATTTGCCTCGAGATACACCAGCCCCGGTTCCGGCTCCCAGTTTTCCTTGCTGTACGGATTTTCCATATCCGGCAGGCGGACGATCCCGAATTTATAAAGCGAAACATAGGCTTCTTCGGATTTCTGATAAAAATTCACCGTTTCCTGCTTTTCATATTTCTTCATCAGTTCCGACCGGATTTTCTTATAATTGAGCATTCAGTTGTCCTCCCGTTCCTCATCCGGCAGTTCCTCTGCCATCTCCTTCATCACGTCCAGCAGTTTGAGCACTGCCTCTTTTTTATGCTTGCATCCGGTAAACAGTCCCAAAAGCATCGTGTAAATGAATTTTTCCAGCGTTGATACAGAATTCGCCACCATGAACTTATCGTCTGCGTCCGCTATCAGAACGTGCTCCACACCCGTCATCCGCAGGATTCCCTCAATGGTTTCAAACAGCTGTTTCTTATCATTTCCATTGATTCTGATTTCCATAGGTCATGCGCCCTTCGGTCCATCGGCGTTCCACTTTTCTTTTAGTACAACCACCGCCAACAGAAACGGGCCCTCCGACGGATCTAAAAGCTTCGGTGCAAAATTGATCCGTATATCCGGATGACCGTCCTCCAGCATTCTCAGCTCCTGTTTCAGGGCTTCCCATTCATCAATGCTCATGGTTCCTTCCCTCCTCTCACATATCACATAAGAACTGCCATCATTTCCATGGCCATGGCGTCTGTTCTTGTCCACATGAAAGCCATAAATGCAGCTATGATGCTTCCGATCATGAGCCCTGCCAGAATATTGTCCGCAAGGCTCTTTCTCCTGGCTCTCTTCTCCAGAATTGCCTGTTCGATCATCATATTTTCGATCACACGTTCCTCGGCTTTTCGTTCCGCATTCGCATTGACAGCGCGGATCATTTCAAGCGTATCTGCATTGCGCCGTTCTTTTTCTGTCATAGCGTTTCCTCCTCCTTCCGCTATCTCTGTACATTTAGCAGCCATCTTCCCTCATGGCCTCCTTTTGGCGTTTTTCATTGAGCCATTCATGAAAGGCTTTAATATTTTCAGGGTCCTGATAGAACTTCACGCATTCCCATGCGACGCGGGAAATATAGGGCCTTTCTAAGCGTTCGGTGTCCATATCATTTCCTCCTTGTCCCGTATTAATTCCGTCTGCTCCGATTCCTGTTTGAAGACCATATCGGATAAGATTCTTGCTTTTCCCAGGATTCTTGCGACCACTACCGTAGGCACCTTGCTTTTCATGTTTCATCCCTCCTTATTTCAAAGTCCTAATAATACACAGCGTTTGCGGCTCATTTATCTCATATTCCAATTTGCTACAATGTATGTAGAAAGGACGTGATATCAATGACCAATGACGTAAATATCGAAAATACAGGAGTCAAAGTCGAAATAGATTCAAAGATCCCCGAAACAGTCGATGCCGTTCAAAAAATCATTCCAAGAACTCTCACCGCTTTAGATAAACTGGGCGAATCCCTGTTAACCGTTGGCGGTCTTCCACTGCTGCTCTCGAAAGAATATGCCAGCCACTACCTGACTGAAACCAAACAAAAACTGGCTCAAAAACTCGCCTCCATACCGGAAAACCAAATCCATCCTCCCAAAATGTATATGGCAAATCCTCTTCTGCAGGATATGTTTTCCTACATGGACAACGAATCCCTTCATAACCTTTTTGTGAATTTATTGGCCTCATCAATGGACTCCGCCAAAGACAGACTGGTTCATCCCGCATTCGTCAGCGTTATAAAAAACCTGAGCCCTCTTGACGCCTCCGCTCTCACATCGAGCACTTTCAAAAATACATTTTTCCCGGTCTATACCGTGATGTTTCAGAAAAAAAGCTCTCCGCACGAGCTCGCAAAGACCGTAGGTTTCCCATTTAAGACGCTGTCAGTTGGCCAGGAAATCCTGAGTCATGTTGCAAATTTCAGTGACGTCAATATTCGTTCCCCCGCACAAGATATAAATACGATCCTCGATAATCTGATCCGACAGGGCCTCATAGAAATAGATAAGTCGCAATTTCTGACCTCCGAATCTAATTACAAAAAAGATATTTCATTCTTGTGGGGCATGAAAAAGGAAATTGAGAGTCATATTCCCGAAAACGCTCCCAAAGATAGAGAGCTCGCTATTATTCCTGCGCTCGGACGCGTCACATCTTTTGGCCGGAATTTTCTTCAGGCCTGTGTCTATTGAGCGACTGCATCTCCTGCATGGATTCCACCTGGAATTCGTGCATTTTCTTTTCCCACAGGGCCCATACCATGCCATACGCATCGATCACCTTCTGCATGCCAAGTACCATGCTCCACAGGAGCTCTAATTGTGCTTTCTCTGATAGCTGTTTGATTCGCTCCATATCCCCGTTCATTTGTTATTCCACCTTTCCTTCATCTTTATGTCTCCTAATATCCTTTTTCAGTGCAATATACGAAATTTCGTATTATACGGCATGAGAAAAAAGATCATCCAATGGCAAAGTAGACCCCAATGCTTTTTTAATCCGCATACATTCATCGAATGTGAACGATGTTCTACCACTCATCTTATCCAAAAAAGTACTGTAGCTCATATTCACTCTCTCAGCCAAGTCTTTTTTTGTCCATCCGTGCAAAGCCATCTCTGCATAAACATGTTTGTACATTCTTTTTCTTCCTCCTTTCTGATACGTTATTTCGTATCATTCAAGCTAAGAATAGCACGATTTATCGTAATTTGCAACCAATTTTATATTTCATTATGTTGATATTTCGTGTTCTGAATGATATTCTAATTGTAGGAATTATCAGGAGGTGCTCAAAATGACGAGAGAAGAATTTTTATCGAGACGGATAAAATCGCTAGGCACCGTTAAAGATTTTGCTATCCGAATCAATATGCCTTACACAACTTTACGCTCAATTTTGACAAATGTTGGTGGGGCCTCAATCGATAATATTATAAAAATTTGCAATGGCTTAGGAATTTCAACATCAAAACTCGAAGAACTCTCAGAAGAAGATCCATTGTCATATGTTAGGCCGACTAAACCTGGACGAAAAATTGCCCGTATTCCCCTACTTGGCCGCGTGGCTGCGGGAATCCCCATCGAAGCTATCGAAAATATTGAAGACTATGAAGAGATGTACATCCCTGCACTCGAAGATCCGCACGACTATTTCGCCCTGCGCATCGTGGGCCATTCAATGGAACCCCGTATCTGGGATGGGGATGTTGTCATCGTACATAAACAGAGCGACGTAGACAGCGGACAAATTGCCGTTGTCCTTGTTAATGGCGATGATGCCACAGTAAAACAAATAAAAAAGTCCGATGCCGGCCTGACCCTCATCGGACTAAATCCAACGGTTTATTCTCCTCACTTCTACACCGCAGATGAAGTCAATCATCTTCCTGTCCGGATCCTCGGAGCTGTCTGTGAAGTACGCGGAAAAATTTAG